TTTAATATAAGTCAAAAAAAGACCCCACTATGACTAGCAGGGTCTAACTATTAAACTACAAACAAAACATACTACTTTTTGTTATACTGATTAGCTCCGTAACCTATAGTTACTGCAACAGCTATAACGTATAATGCTCTTTCATACCACTCCCACATTGTTGGGTTATACTTATTGATAATGAAAGCGAATGGTAGATACAAACCTACTAATAAAAGTGATAAGTTGATTAAAATATCTCTATAAATTTTTGAGTTCATAACTAGAAGGGTAATTTTTTATCTGTTGGTTTGTAATCACCTGCTTTAAATGTGTCCATTTCACAATAGAAATCACTTTGTTCAGGTCCTGCGTTCTTTTTGTCTTTGATAAGGATAGAACACCATCCTTTGTTAGATGCTGCGAAGTCGTTTAGTTTCTTTAAGTCCTCTGGACCGAATGATACTTTTCTGAATGATCCGTAAGCTGATCTAAGTGTGAAACATCTTCCTAAAAAGTTCTCTTTTTGTGTTGCCATGATATTTGTTTTGGTTTATAAACTATTTTTAATTCCTTCTTTAAATTTCTCTAAGTATAATACAGCGTCCATAAGTTCTTGCTGTAAATGCTCAGCCCATTCTTTAGTGTTTAAGTCAGTTCTGTCAAGGTTAGTTCCGTATTTCGTAAAGCCAATGTTAGCTCTATCTTTATACTTCGTAATAACAGACTCGACTATAGTGTCATACTTATTCTCCATTACCTTTATATTTTCTTACTTGTTCTTTAAGTTGTGCTCTCCATTTGATGTCTACTGTGCCATCGTTTAAGATGTCTTCTACTAACTTAATAGTTTCAGCAGTTACAAACTTGCTTTCCTTAGGAACTACAGTAACCTTAACTTCTTGTTTAGTTGTCTTAGTTACTTTTTCTGATTTGTTTTCTAATTCTTGATTTTCCATAATTGTTGTTTAGCGTCCTTGACCACGATATGCTTTAGGTCTTGGACTATGTTTGTTATAAGATTTTTTTGCCTTACCTTCTTTACGCTTCCCGAAACTCACCTTTGTACTCGTCCCAGATGCTGATTTTGCTTTCGCCATTGTCTAAAAATATGTTTAAATTAATTGTTCCGTCTGATACTTGTTGACATACAATAGATGTGCCACCGCACATACCTAAGTGAGTTAAGAACTCTATCTGTGATACACTTAAACGATCACCTATAGCTTTAATCTCACAAGCAATGAACTGACCATAGTTCTTATGGTAACCAATAATGTCAGGTAAACCTTTCTTACCAATGAAAGACCTTCCTTTGACTGCTAGGTTATTATTCCTCCATACTTCATAACCTAAACTATCTAAATATTCTAGCATCATCTTGGTTAAGTCACTTGCTGTTTTGTATGTCATATAAACGAAATTACATCAATTAATCGAAACGTATCATCTCTACGGTAGGAACTTTTACATATCTAACCCCTTCAACTATCTTAGTTTTACCCCATTTAAAGTGCCTTCTTGCCTTAATTCTAAGCATCTCAGCTCGTATAAAGTAGATCCTATCTTTAAGGTCAAAGTTGATAGCAAAGAACTCTACTCTTGTATCAGCTATACCACTAGGTTTACCGTTATTCTCATATTCAAGCCACATATATTTCTGCTTAAGGGCTTTTGGCTGTTGGATAACGAGTATTTTTGTGTTCCTAGCAAACAATAACAATGCCTGGTAAGTGCCGTCATTAGCCTTAGCTTGTTCTATGTCGAACTTACGAGTATTCTTATAGTTCCTATTTAAGTCCACTTCTTTTTGGTAGTTTTAGTTTCTTAGCATAAAAGTAAAGTGTTTTTGTTCCTACACCTATACCAACTGCTATATCGTTTAAGTCATGAAACCTAGCAGTATCATACCATGCTCTAGTTATAATACGCTGCTTCATGTTCTCGATGTTAAGGTCTTCGCCTTCTACATATTCCACTTGAGGGAATTTTTGGTCGATTAGTGTAATGTTTGTGTCCATGTTATTTATTTTTTTTAATAATGCCATTATATTTTGCATATTCTTTTTCTAAATATGTGCTAAACCAAAAAGCATTTTCAACAGATTTTATAGTTTTATATTTTTCGCAAATTAACCTTGCATTGTATGAATCATAATCACAGCAAACTATCATCAATTCTTTAATTAAATCTTGATTTCTCTTTTTTATTTTTTGATAACTATTCATGTTTTAAATTTTATAGTCTTCAAATGTGGTTGTTTCACCTATGAATCTTACTGGTATGTTGCCAGTACGACCATGTCTATTCTTTTCTACCTTAACGATAACTAGGTCGTCAGGATTGTATTCCTTTCCACCTATTTCTACAGGTTCTTTCATTTCGTAGTAAGATGGTCGCATAAGCATAATAACAATGTCAGCATCTTGCTCAATACTACCTGATTCTCTAAGATCGGACAACATAGGTAGCTTATCAGCCCTTTCTTCAACTTTTCTAGATAACTGTGATAAAGCAATGATTGGTACTTCCAACTCTTTAGCTAAGGCTTTAAGGCTTCTGCTTATTAAACTTACTTCCTGCTCTCGGTTTTGGTTTTGTTTGCCTTGTCCACTCATAAGCTGAAGATAGTCTAGGAATATTACCTTAATACCATACTTCTGCTTAAGAATAGTAGCCTTAGCTCTGAGTTGTGAGATACTGATTCCTCCAGTATCTTCTATGTAGATGGGTGCTGTGATTATCTTGTCATCAGTCTTTAAAAGTAGCTTACGTTCATAGTCATTTAAATTATTCGTTCTTAGGCGTTTTAAAGGCACTTGACTTGTTATTGACTCTAACCTCTCAACAAGCTGTTCGGAGCTCATTTCGAGGCTAAAAATAGCCGTAGGAACGCTATTTAAGATAGCTAAGTGATAAACACTAGAAAGCATCATTGCTGTCTTACCTGCACCAGGTCTAGCAGCTATAATACATAGGTCAGGTTTACACCATCCTGCTATTGTTTGGTTTAGCTCTTGGAATCCTGTATTAAATCCTAAAAGTTCGCCATTACTTGCTAAATCTCTAGCAAAGTTGATAGCCATAACTACGTCAGTTATGCTTTTTTCATGGATATTACCATACTCTTGTAAAGCTATAAGTTGACTATTTAGATCAGAAAGTAAATCTATAGCTTGACTATCGTTGTCTAAACAACTATTCTCAGCTATTTTTAGCACTTTGTAGGCTTCACGCTTCTTATACATCTCAATAACAATCTCAATATGAGTGTTAATGTGAGCTGTTGTAGTTACATTATCAGTTAACTTTGATAGGTAGTAAGCTCCACCAGACTCTTGAATATCCTTATCTTGGGAAAGTTTTTGAGCTACGGTAGTAAGGTCTATAGATACATTAGTATCATACATCTCCTTAATAGCATTATAGATTTTTTGGTGTTTTAGATCGTAGAATATGTCAGTTTTTAGATGACCTATAACTAATGGGATAATCCTCTTGTCTAAAAGCAATGCCCCAAGTATGTTAGATTCAATATCTAAAGCTTTTGGTAGGTTTATAGCTATCATAGTTTTTCTATTTGGTATTTAACTTTTAACCAATAATCATTATAGCTAGGCTTAGGACCTAAAGTATAGTCATATCTTTTAGTTGCTTCTAATAATTCATCTACAGCTACTAAAGCACATTGTTTAGCTTTAGCTTCGTAATCACATTCTCTACAGCTAAATGCCATAGATTCTACTATTTGTTTTGCTTTTTGTTGTGGTGTCATGTTATAGTTTTATTTTAGTTGTTACTCTGTTTGTAGGTACTTGGTTAAAATCCTTTGGCTTAATTATCTCATCATAGAATGATTCGTTATTTAAGTATGTATCAGGGTTTTTACGGTATTGTTTATCAGGTTGTGCAATTTTGTATTCCTTAGTGTGTTTAATAGCTTGTGTTCTTTGATCGTCAGTAAGTTTATTCCACTTATTTTGTAGTTTAGTTTTACTACCAACCTTCTTATCATATAAATCCCACCAGGTATCAAACGATATATTTATAGATTTATTATTAATTGTATTATTAAGTATTGTATTATTATCCTCAGCCTTTTCCGAATACCCCTCTTCGGTATTCCGAATACCTAATTCTCTTTTCCGAATAGGTACTGTAGGTGTTAAAATCCTTTGTTTTACTTGTTTACCATCA